TCTTCATTAGCGGCAACAACGCACACGAGAGAAGCATAGCAATAGCGCTTCATATAGGTTATGTAGCTCGCCAGTGATTGTATGTCATTTTTTGCAGGAATAATGCGTACGCGAGTTTCAATCCATTGGCCTGAAATATGGCCCAGAATCGTGTGCAGTATGAGTTGGCCATCATCGTTAGGGAGAATCTGTTGGATGACGCTGAGTCCATTTTTAGTGAGTGATGGTCGAGAGGCGCGGACTATTTCCGCAAAGTCTGCGTACTTACTTTTGAAGTAAGGGTTTGTGTGATTGAGTCCAGCAGTTGCCATATCTGATTGAGCTTTCGCGAGTGCCGTGAAGAGCTCATTAAGACAATCCGACTGATTGGGACGATTTTTACTTTTAGAGATCGATTCATGTATCAGTTCAGTTACGCGCTCATTGAAGTGACTCGCTGTTATGGTCCCTACTGATTCGATGAGGTCTTTGATGAGTTGGAATGTATCAATAGGTTGTGGCGAACACGGTTTATCTAACATGAAACTCCCGATAAGTTGAACCAATCATTGCTTCTTATTATAACATAGTTTAGATTACTCCACAAATATGTTGAATGAAAGGATGTTTGATAATGGTGAGTACGCCTGAGTATGTGAAATACATGAAGAGTCAGGATGTGTTTAGAGAGAAGCTGTATGCGTATATGAGAGAACGCAAGATTGGAATTGTTGAGTTGGGGCGTCGTGTGGCTATTTCCTTTGGTACGTTGAATCGTTTTTTGAACGATGGGAAGAATGTGCGTTTTACGATACTTCTGCGTATTGAGGAGTTCTTGTGTAAAGAGGGAGATTCTCAAGAGGAAAAAAAATTGGTATGATCTGGCCGATCGATTTCAACAGATCGTACACAGCGTCTACAGATAATAAAAAAGTGCCAGTTTTACCTGACACCTTTTTATTTTTTATACCGTGTACGACATAACGAAATGTCATAACGATGAAAACTATGTATTTGCTCTCGAGTTTCGCTCTTCCAGGGACTCCTGAGATGCAAATGAAGAAGTCAAAACGCGGCCGGAAGAGGGCAGCTTAGTTCAACAGTTGAGTAGTAGAAAAAAGCACAGGAGTTCTTTCAACTCCACCCAAACTTCGGAGTAACTACTTCGGTCGGAGTAACTACTTCGGTCGGTCTAACTACGTAGTAGAAAAAATCACAGAGTAGGAGTAACTACGGAGTAACTACGCGGAGTAACTATAGTTGAGTAGTAGAAAAAAGCAAGTATCCAAGCTACCTTTTCCTGAAAAAGGTTCGGACTTATTCCACAATCCGGCGAGTATCGGTAACTATCCTGAGAGTTACCTTGAGATATGGGACTATTGTTTATACCGACATAAGTTGCATGCGAGCTACTTTGAGTCTCTGGATACCATCAGTAGTAAAACTGGGTGGCATAAGAGAACGGTTCAGCGAGCTCTTAAGTGTGCGCGCAAGATAGGGTTATTTGATTGGTACAATCGTCCTTACAACTCCAATGTGTATGTATTAAGTAAGTGGCTGGCTGATACGGTGGTGCGCGCCGTAGTGTCTCGTTTTATTCCTTCGCTTAAGGGATTAGCGATAGCATTTTTGCTGGCAGACCCCATGATGCTTGGCACACCTAAATCCTCCATTAACAGGGCATTCTCAAGAGGTGTGTCCACGTATAGTTCTCTTAAGGTATTTAACAAAGATTTATCTTCCGCGCGGGGGTTAGGGGACGCGTCAGATTTAGTAAAGAGCGTTATTAATAACCTCCCAAAGACAAGAGGAGCACCCAATATGTCTGATAATAGAGAGTTATATCAATACGAAAGAGCTAAGATCCCACAAAAGGCGCCTTCGGCTTCAAGACCAGAGGATGATGCAGCGTTAAAGGCGAAGGAGCGGAGTCGTCAGGTCTATGAAAAATCACTGGCGAGAACAGCTCGTGAGCGTGAGGAGCGTAATAAGACTGCGGCTCAGGGAGTATCTCTGCGAGAAGCGCTTAAGGATAACGACACATTGCGTAATTTTTTGCTAGACTTTGGCGTCTCTATTAAATGAGGAGTCGTGATGGTTACGTATGTTGTCATGGGAGATCCAATACCACTTGCTCGTCACCGACATTCTGGAAGAAGGACTTGGGATTCACAGAAGCAGATTAAATTGGTGTGGGGTATAGACATACGCAAGCAACACTTCGAACAACTCGGTGAGTACAAATATACCGGACCATTACACGTCGATATCATCTTTTATCTTCCTATGCCCAAGTGCTCAGTTAAAAAAGCTCAAGAGATCCGGGGAAGATACCATATCTTCACGCCCGATCTTTCAAACATGATTAAGTTTGTCGAGGATGCTGCGACTGGAATTCTCTTTGACAACGATTCTATTGTGGCTTCCATTGCTTCCAAGAAGATTTATGATGATGTACCAAGAACTGAATTTACTATTACGTGTTTGTAGGTAGGTATGGCCAAAAAAAAAATTTCTAATCCTAGCACGGTGACGTTGGACTGGGCCAGCCACCCGCCCATCGACAATTATATGGACATATTTACGTTCAGAGAGGTCCCTGTATCTGACGTGTGGCTCGAAGGATTGGCAGCTGAGCTGGTGAAGTGGGCTAAAGAGGACCCCGGGGCATACAAGCTGAATAGATTCTTTTCGAAGAAGGGATTTCACCATGATGATCTGGTCCGCTGGGAGGAGCGGTGTCCTGCATTGAAGAGAGCGCATGAGTTCGCTTTGATGGAAATAGGAGATCGCAGAGAGCTCAAGGGTCTGGAAAGAAAATGGGATCCGGGGATGGTGCTTTCGAGCATGCCCAAGTATGACAAGGACTGGAAAGCGCTGGGTGAATGGCGAGCATCGCTAACCAAGAAGGATGAGGCGACTACGGCGACCAATACGGTGGTGGTGATAGATAAATATCCCGAGACATCCGTGGTGCCTGTGAAGGTTGATGAAAAAGTATGAAGAGAGTTGGCATAGGACATGGTCTTCAAGGAGCACATATGTTACGAGGAGGTCAGATGTATGTCTATCAAGATACCCATTGGCATGTTGTGGGGAGTGTTAAGGATTTTGAGTGTTGGAAGTTACCATGGGGCACCTGCGAAGATAGACATGATGGTGAACCGTGCGACACAGAATGTATTGAGGCACAGTGAAGGTCGAGACCAAAATTCATCTTAATCGTTTTGTTCCGCGGTCTTACCAACTTCCTATTATTGATGCTCTTGAGAATAAGGGTTATCGGAAGATTATCTGCATTATGCCCCGACGAGCGGGTAAAGATGTGGTCGCCTTTAACCTGATGTTACGCGCTGCTTTACGTAAGGTTGGAGTTTATTATTACATTTTCCCAACTTACAGCCAGGCAAAAAAAGTAATTTGGGATTCGATAAATAATGACGGTCAGAAATTTTTAGACTATATTCCACCAGAGCTTATTGCGGGTTCTAATTCCCAGGAGATGAAGATAACGCTAACCAATGGTTCGTTAATGCAACTTGTGGGCTCAGATAACGTGGATAGTTTAGTGGGAACTAACCCGCGCGGTTGTGTTTTTAGTGAGTATGCTCTGCAGGACCCCAGGGCCTATCAATTTATTAGGCCTATTTTGACAGCTAATGATGGGTGGGCGCTCTTTGTGTCTACTCCTCGTGGCAAGAATCACATGTGGGAGTTGTTTCAGATTGCGGAGAACTCGCCCGATTGGTTTGCGTACAAGCTTACCCTTGATGATACACAACACATTCCGCTCTGGGCCATTGAGAAAGAAATGGCTGAGGGCATTATGAGCCCTGATTTGGTTCAGCAGGAGTATTACACCTCATTTACCATGGGCGTTGAAGGGGCTTACTACACCAAGTACATAGACCGTATGCGCGTCAAGGGACAGATTGGGGATGTGCCTTGGGAACCTAGCTTTAAGGTGCATACTGCATGGGACCTTGGGGTGCGCGATAGTACAACGATTATATTCTTTCAGAATGTTGGGCAGACTGTTCGCATCATAGACTGCTACGAGAAGTCAAAAGAGGGGCTTGAGCACTATATACAGGTGTTACATTCAAAGCCCTACACGTACGGGAAGCACATAGCCCCTCATGATATTAAGGTTCGAGAGTTTACTTCTGGGGTAGCTCGTATCGAGAAGGCGCGGCAGCTGGGTATAAACTTCACGATAGCTCCTGATATATCCATTGTTGATGGCATTGAAGGAGTGCGTTCATCTTTGGCGAAGATATGGATTGATGAGCGTAACTGTAAGCCCCTTATCAAGGCGTTAGAAAACTATCGGCAAGAGTTTGATGCTAAGCGGCGTGTGTATAAGTCACAACCTTTGCATGATCACAATTCACATTTTGCGGATTGCATGCGCTATTTATGTGTGTCACTACCTAAGACACGCGATGGATTGACACCAGAAGAGCTCGATAAGCGGTATATGGAAGCGATGATGGGTCCCAATTACAACATGCCCGCGGTGTTCCGCACAGATCTACCAGATTATTGACATCTTGTATATCGTTGATATACTTATCTTAGTTAAACAACTGGTGTTTAGAAAGAACTGGCCTAAAGAATACATGAAACTATTGGATTAATTATGGATACCTATCTCTATTGTATTTTTCTAGTGCTGTTCTTTATGTCTGGTTTTAATATGGTAAAGAGGCGATGCTGCATGAAATGACTTAAGTTTTGCGCCCGGGGCGCGTGTATATGTTCTCGCTCAAGAGATTGTTAGATGAAGCTGTGTAAGTCTTGCTTTTGTGAGATAGCTGAATATCTCATCTATTGTCACCGGTGCTGGATAGATTATTACGATAAGGAGACTCATGAAAAAACTAGTATCAATACGCATGGATCTCTCAATTCATGACCGTATTATGCGGATTGTGTATTGGACCCCTGGATTAACATTTAACAAGGTGGTTAACAAGTTATTGGAAGAGTACATAGAGAAGTGTGAGGAGAATAGGGGATCGAAGTTTCCTGAGAGGGTTCAGTAGGATGGATAAGCTGAGCGACTATTTGATGGTTAGAGAGGCGGCCGAATTACTTGGAGTCACCCCAAATACCATGAGAAATTGGGAGAGAGAGAAAAAAATTGTATCCTATCGCAATCCCATCAATAAATACCGCCTCTATAGAAAAGAAGATATTGATAAATTTATGCTGGTCATAAAGGGAGAGCCTCCGGTGACTGATGCTGAATTGCAAAACAAAAAAGATAATGAAATAGCGCTTGCGAATCTTTATAAGCGCCAACAAATAGAGGCTGATGAATGTGCCAAAAAAGAATTGGCGTCTCGCATGCGACGCATAGAAGAACTTCAAGCATTACTTACTGAAGCAAATAAAGAAATTGAGCGGTATAAACACATAGATAAAGAGCTTGAGAGTTATAAGCTTAAGGAGCGCGAATCGCAGGCAGCCGATCTTTGTGATCAGATACTTAAGATACTTTCTTCTGATGGCTCTTTTCTGGAAAAAGAAGATTTGTGTAGAAATATCTTGGGAATAAATGCCTCCGCTGGCACTCAGCTTGCCTCAAAAGAGCTCGACAATAGGCCGATAGATATACTCGAACTATCAGTTAGGGCACATAACTGTTTATTAGCTGCTAAATTTAATACTATCGGTGACATACAATGCATGGGAAAAGAGGGTCTGTTGCGCATAAAGAACTTTGGTAAGAAAAGTTACGAAGAAGTATTGATTGCGTGTCGTAGAAATAAAATAAAGATTAGTTAGCTGCATGCGCTATTTATGTGTTTCTTTACCTAAGACACGCGACGGGCTGACACCAGAAGATCTCGATAAGCGGTATATGGAAGCGATGATGGGTCCCAATTACAACATGCCCACTAAGTGGTGAGACATAATCTTTAAAGCAGCTAAGCTGAAGAGACCAATGTTTGTGGGTAGCCACAGCTTTATGAGTCCGAAAAGCGCCAACTTTTCGGACTCAAACTAGTAGGTCATTCGACCTTTTTGTGGAACAAAATCGTTCCGCTTGAATCAATAACTGCACGCAACTACTCTTGGTATGTTAAAAACATTGCCAGGAGTCCGTTTAATGATCTTCCCCCAGTTGGGCCCCCAATACTACAACGAGAAAGACAAGGCCATCTTATCAAAGATGGAGACGTTTTATGCCGAATCTATCACGATAAATCAGAGCTTCTGGGGAGAGGCTGACACCGATACTCGGTTTGAGGCTGGAGACCAGACCTTATGGAACGATCTCTATGGCAACCTTCCGGCAAACCGTCGCAGACAGTTTAATTTCAATCGCATAAGGCGCGTCATCCAGATGATCTCTGGGCACCAGCGACGCAATCGTAAATCTACCATCGTTACTCCCGTTGAGAACGCTGATTCTGAGACTGCTGATCAGTTTACTAAAGTATTGATGTGGATTAATAACCAAGAGGGAGTGCTTGAGACCATATCAGAATCCTTCGAAGGCGCACTCGTTACCGGTATGAATCTGCTGCAAGTATGGGTAGATTATCGTTCAGACCCCGTTTCAGGAAATATACGTGTCGACAACTGCTCATATAATAGTTTTCTTATTGATCCTTACTTCCGTAAGCCAGATCTTTCTGATTGCAACTCCATTTGGAAACGAACCTTCCTAACCAAACGAGAAGTTCTGTCGCTGTTGCCCGCATACACCGATGAGATTATGGGAATGGTTGGTGGCGATAACGGAACAGGTAGAGACGGTAAATTTCAATTCTTGCCTGAATCTTATAATTACGGCATGAAAAATTTGATGACCTATGATGAATTTTATTATAGAGATTATCGCTTGCAGCGTATGTTGGTTGATGCCGAGACTGGCGAGACTATGGAATGGCGCAGTGAGAACGAAGAAGGCTTACAGCGCTTTCTCAAACTATACCCACAAGTTACCGTTATTGAGCAAGAAATTCCTACGGTGCGCCTCGCTATTGTGGTACAGGGCAAGGTCATGTATGACGGCCCAAATCCTATGGGTATTGATAGCTATCCTTTCGTGCCTGTGCTTGCTTATTATCGGCCACAAATGCCATATTTTCCCTATCGCATCTCTGGCGTTGTACGGGGCCTACGGGATGCACAATATCTTTATGGACGAAGAAAAGTGATCGAATTAGACATTTTGGAGAGTCAAATTAACAGTGGGTTCATCTATAAAGAGAACGCATTGGTCAATCCAAAAGATATTTTTTTGAGTGGTCAAGGGCGTGGCTTGGCACTTAAAGAAGAAGCCCAAATGACTGATGTTCAGCAGATCGTTGCGCCACAGATACCGCCATCTATGATTGATTTATCCAAGATACTTGCTGATGAGATACAACAGATATCTGGAGTTAATGAAGAGCTGCTTGGTTCAGCGATGGACGATAAGGCGGGGGTGCTGTCGATGCTCAGACAAGGGGCTGGGCTGACTACCCTGCAGTCGCTTTTCGATCAACTGGATCGATCTCAGAAGCTGTTGGGTAAGATTATGTTGGATATCATACAGGCTAACTTCACACCGGGTAAGGTTAAGAAGATTCTTGAGGGTCAGGAGCCGACGGCTCAGTTCTATAACAAAGCTTTTGGGAAGTATGATGCCAATGTTGAAGAGGGGCTTAACACAACGACGCAGAAGCAGATGCAATTTGCCCAGTTACTGCAATTGCGAGAATCTGGGGTGCCCGTTCCTGATGAGGCCCTGCTTGAGTCGTGTACCATCCAGAATAAGAAAAAGCTTATTGAATCTATTCAGCAAGCTCAGCAAGCGCAGCAGCAGGCTGGACAGATGGCTCAACAACTGCAAATGCAAAAGCTGCAAGCGGATATTGAGCTCTCAAAAGCCCGCGCTACTGCGGATCAAGGCCTTGGTCTAGAGCGCGTATCTCGTGTTGAAGAGAACCAAGCGCTTGCTATAGAGCGTGAAGCCAAGGCGCGCGCTGATGATGACCTTGGATTCCTGAACAAGATTAAGGCGCTCAAAGAGATTGATGCTATGGACATCGATCATATTGCTCGTTTATTGGAACTTGAGCGTACTCTCAAAGAACAAGACAAGATGGCCCAAGAGGTAACAACTCGTGACAAAACGTCACAGGTTAGTCAGCCACTTGTTGCGTAAGGTGTATCGTATGAGCGTTTAATTGGAGGTGTTTATGCAATTTCTACAATTAGTTGAGTCGATAGCTTCAAATCTAACGACTGGTAATGTGTCTGAATTCATAACATTAACTGAGAATCTGATTCAGCTTGCTGAGTCTATGATTCCACATACTCAGACCAATAGCCCCTCGGCAAGCACATCTATGAATAACGCTGCCCCCAGGGGTAGTTAGAGGAACATACCATATACCAGTTCGTGATAAAACGTCCCGAACTGGTATATGATCACGGTATGTAAGGTGAGCGGTTACGCCCCACGCTCAACAGTCTAGCGAATATATCAGCACTATAGGAAACCTATAGATCATTGAGGAAAGTTTTTCTTGCATAGGTAGGTACACCCGGTTAGCCTTAATAGCGTCTTTTAGGGTTAGGGTTCTTATTAGGGGTTTTCTCATGAGTAAATGCTGTAAAAACAGTCTTAGCTTGGATACGCTCTGCTCGAAGTGTCTCAAGGGTAGAGAGGCTAGGATTGAGAGGTCTATTTTTAATGACGTATGTACCCAAACTGCAGAGGTAGGAACTCTCTCGGTACAGAACGAAGTGGCGAATAATTTATGCGTATCTAAATCTTTACAAACAGCCCAGTTAAGCGCATCCAGTGCTAATATAAATACTTTATGTTCTCAAAAGGCTATACTTGCATCAGCTTGTATTAACGATTTAACGATTGGGAATTTCTCTCCGTGTATTACGTATCGAGCAACGGTTAACTTTTCTACTACGCAGACGTATACATTGGGTAGTCCTTTAAACTTCAACAACATTGTTGATGATCCGAACAACAATGTGAACCTATCTCCTGTTACTTCCTATACGGCTCCTGTTTCCGGATACTACATGTTTTCGTATAAGGTCAACGTTGAGAATCTTGTGGCGACTAGTGGTCCGGTTTTGGGTACGCCTATTGCCAATCCAGAGTTGTACGTTAATGGCATTCTGGTTCGGGAGGCTTATTCGCCATGGCTTACCTTTAATAACCAGCAAAAGGTTATTTTAGATTCGCTGATTACTCTCCAGGCTGGAGACGTAGTTACTATGGACTATAACGTACTCTCGATGAATGGTGCTTCTGGATTAGCGCCAGTTGTTGGTACGGTGAATATCATAGGAACGGGTATTGAGGATGGTAACTCATTCTTCAAGATCATATTCATATCTGGACTCTGTAGCGGTGGAACAAGTGCTCCTTGTACTCCATGTCCTGCAGTGACTATTCCTTGTGGAACATTTACCAATCCTTGCAGTCCAATTCGAGTTCATTGTGATGACTTTGATTTACCTGCTCAGCAACAAACGGTGACATATTCTCCTTGTGATTCTTGTCAGTAGGTAGACACTCTATCGAGCCCCCTGTACTCCTTGGGCAGGGGGCTTATCTTTTATTGAATCGCACGTTGTACCGTGTTAGCGTTGTCTTAGTTAGAGGAATAAACCTTGCGTTCAACTGTCGACATGGTGTCTATGGTTGAGTACGCAGTAACTAGGAGCCATTATGGCAAAACGAATCTACGATTCAAAGAAAAGCGGCTCTTCTGTCCGTGAACATTCCGATCACTTTAATGATGAGAAGCGCTCAGACTCAAAGGCGTACGGTATGGCATCTGCGCGAGGAGTTAATTACTTCCCGCGTATGGGTGGCGAAGGACGTGCTGAGATTGAGAAGCCAGGCATGATCTATGAGGATCGCCGTGCTATCGCTAATCTTCCTCAGGAAGTGATGATTAAGGCATATCCAATGACCGGTCCATACATGCCTGAGGACCTTGATGACACAGGACGTGGCATTGAGCGTCAAATGGACTACGACGATTCACAACGTCGAGCACACTTTTATCCGAAAAAGGTTTAGCCAATTAATGGGGGTGCGACGAGAAGGCAAAACGCTGCACCCCCTATTTAAAGGAAAATATTATGGCTAAAACAATCAAGAATAATCATCTCGATGGATTGGCTCGCTCTAATCGTAATCGCGGCGAAGATATTGGGACACCCCAATCTCGGGAAATGTATGATTATCGACCAAGCAATCAATATTTAGACAAGTCTCAAGAACGCGCGATTACTCGTCATGAGATTCGTGAAGAGTACGCCAATGTATACCAATTGGAACAAGAGCGTAATCAGCGCGCCTTTGAACGCACCAAAGAGCTTCGTAATGAGTTTTTTGGGGGTATAGATCCACGCAGGCGCTCTGAAATAGCTGATGGCGGCATGGTCCGGGAAGATCACTTGGCTATGTCAAATCTACCCAGACAAGCCATCCATTGTGAATATCCACAAGCACCCTTCTACAAGACTCCCTACCTTGATGATACGGTGCGGGGATATGATTCAAGGCTTGATGATGATGGTAGCTCAATGCGTCGTAGGAGATAATATGCCATGCATGCCTCGGCAATATAGGAAAGCCACGAAGATAGCTTTTAAGATTCTGGGAACGCCGCAAAATTTGGCCGCTAAGAAGTCCAAAGAACAAAAGCTGATCAATGCTCGTCTAATCATGGAAGAAACGACTAGGGTACGATAATGGCTAAAAAAATGGCTCATAAGCCTTGCAAGTGTAAGAACAAGTCCATGGCAAAAGCCGGTAAAAAAGCTGGCAAAGCAATCAAAAAAGATGTTAAAGTTGCCAAAAAAGAAGGCAAAGTTTCAAAGGTTATGCATGAATGGAAAGAAGGAAAATTGCACAGCGGATCAAAAAAGGGTCCTAAGGTTAAAAGCCAGAAACAGGCTGTTGCAATAGCCCTTTCTGAAGCTCGTAAAGCTAAAAAATAAGTCCTCCTTATCAAGCCCCTGGATTCTAGGATATGCTCTTCACTCCTATTCCCCTCCAGGGGTTTTTATTACTTGTAAAACAAGTTGAACTAATTCGAAATTAGATGTAATATTATACATCAGAGCATCTTCTATTATTAATCTCATTTCGAGGGAGTTTTTATGTATTTCGGAAAACGCTATGCGATAGTTATATCGTTGTTAGCACTGGGCAATTCCGTATCGGGATCGCACCTATTTCACAACCCATTGAGTCAGCGCTTCAGTAAGCACATGGGTAGTTTGTTGTTGGCCAAGAACTATGGCGGACATTTTAACTACATGCCTAAGCGCAAGATAACCGGTCTTGAGGTTGCTCCTATTGTGGTTGCTGGTGGTGGGACACTGAGTGCGCCAGTTGTGGTGGCAACAACAGTGGCGGTGACCACCGGTCTGGTTATTGGTGAGCTTATCGCTACGGGTGAATCTCCAACTGCTCAGAAGATTGGCGACGTTGCCTGCGAGATAGGTGACAAGGTTGCCAAAACGGTTGATGATATATGGCCTGAAGAGATCGCCAAAGAAAAGTACGAAGAAGATCAAAAGAAGCGCGACGAAAACGAAGCTATTTGGTCTGCTCGTATGGATGCCATCCAGCGTGGAGACGTTTTTCCGCCCCTATATGACACCGCTGACAAAGGCAAATCGAACGATAAGGGTGGTAAGTCCAGCGACAAAGGTGGCAAATCGAATGATAAGGGCGATAAATCTGGTGATAAAGGTGACAAGTCCAAGGGCGATGATAAGGGTGACAAAGAAAGAGTTCAGGTTACCCCTGAAGAACTTGCTAAGGCTTGGCAGGAAATAAAACAAGATTACAAGTACAGTCCTCAAACAGGCAGTCATCATTTACAAAAAGGTGGTACTCCTGTTGCCCCAGGTATTGATGAAGTGTGGCGAGATAGAACTCATAAAGGTATAGAGTGCAATAAGAATGGTAAGCACATGGGTGAACTTGATCCGGTAACTCGGCAAATCTATAAAGATGGTGTTCCGGGTAGAAAGACAGGTAAATAACTATGATGAACGAGTTGTATAAAGGTGATTTTTGCTGCATCTCTATGGAAGATGCGGTCCGAGATGATCGCTGGATGGTTGACTATGATCATGAGGGCAAAAGTCACTTCATGATGCAAGTATGGCCTTACAACGCTAATAAGTTCATATTCTTCTTTTGTCCTTGGTGTGGCAAGGGGCTTAAGCCTGAGTGGGTTAAAGCTGCAGCTGCGGGAGAAGATGCTCCTTATGCCATATTTGTTAAACGAGATCTTTCTATTGAGGGATTTGATGATGACGGATTCCACAAGGGAAGAATTGATCCATTTACGAGAAAGTATTGCACGGCACCTATTCCAGGAAGAATGATAGTAACAAAACCTTCGGACTCCTCCGAATGATGATGTAGTTGATATACATCATGGATTGCTGCCCCCGCGAGAGTTTAAATACTTTCGTGGGGGTTTTTTATTATACTCATGGTGAGTTCTATGAAAGGGAACGGCTATGCGTATGTCTTTGATGGTATTTATGTTTTGTGGTCTATCACATGCACTTACCCAGAAGGGTTTGTACATAAATCGTGTGCGCAAGATTCTTAACGACATTAATAGGCAGAGCCTGGATACCCATGAAGTACAGCGTCACAACCGAATAGCTAAACAGGCTATTCACTATCTTCTTAAACGCGAGAAACGTATGCGTAAGATACTCATAACTCGTGATCGCGATAGAAAATACCAGATATGGGATGACGAATAGGGTTATTTTTTCTACGCTAGGGACCAATAAAACCTAGAGCATGTGAGAGCGAATACGTTGAATAGAGAAACTGTTGGCAAGCATTCCTTGGACCTCTCCCTTAAAGAGCCCGCATCTCGAGATCCTATTGAGATCGAGCAGGAGATGCATCAAGAGTATGAAAAGAATGTATTGGAGTGTATTGAGCGCTGTAAAAAAGAGTTTATGGTTCCTGTGGGATCCTGGTTTTATATCGTCGTCCTCACTAAACGTGAGCCGCTCATGCCTAATGTGCTCAGGCACTACTTTTTCGGCCGTCGTTCTTGTCCCACTCCTGATTACGATCAGGCTGTGTATGCTTATGATCCTCATCAAGATCGGATTGATTTTCTTTGGGTAATTCCGTCCCGTGATGCGAGCAAGCATCTTATCGATAATGCTCTTCTGGTAGCAGAGTCGGAGCGTGATTTACTCAGATTTGTTCTACAGTTTGCTGATGGAACTTTATTTAAGATATCTAAGAAGTTAAATGGAGAGCAGCTAGATTCTGCGCTTTTAGCTGCGTAATAGGAGTACTATGTTATTTGATGATGAAGTAGTTCAGCAAGATACCACTGATACCCAAGAACAGACTCAAGAGGATACTCAGGTACAACCCCAGCAAGTTGAGCAGAAGGTTGACGAGTCTATTTCTAAAAGCTGGCGGGATTTGCGCGCTAAGGCAGAACGCATTGAGCGCGAACGCGATGAAGCCATGCGCAGGGTGCAGGAGCTTGAGGCAAAGCGGAATAATATAGTAGAAGAAGAAGATATTCGTCTAGGTGATGACGATATTGCTGAAGGAAAGCATCTTAGTAAGTTAAACAAGAAGATAAAGGCGCTTCAGGAAGAGGTTCACGGCTATAAGCAGCAATCAAGTATGGTAGCCACTGAAGTTCGCTTAAAGACCCAGTATCCCGACTTTGATAAAGTAGTCACCAAGGAGAATATCGAGAGCTTGCGGGATATGTATCCGGAGATAGCCCAAACTTTAAATGCCGGCTCAGATCTGTACGCTACCGGTGTATCTGCATATACGATGATAAAAAAACTAGGGATACAGGGTGAAGATGTTTATCAAGCTGAGAAAGCTATCGCCCACAGAAATGCAGCGAAACCGAGACCGATCGCGAGCGTTGCTCCTCAACAAGGTGATTCTCCTCTCTCAAAAGCTAATGCGTTTGCGAATGGTCTCACCGATGAACTCAAAGAACAGCTCAGAAGAGAGATGTTTGAAGCACGCAGAGCGCATTAATGACCCTTTTTGATAAGCAGACGATATTTGCTGAGAATGTTCAGCATCTTATATGGTATATCGGCAGCATTGGTCATCGATGCACCCTTGGTGAAGTATATCGAACTAAAGAGCAGGCAGAGATATATGTTAAAGCGGGCAAGGGGATACTTGATAGCTTGCACTGCAAGAAGCTTGCTATAGATATCAACATATTCGATAACCAGGGTAATTATCTTACAGATATTCAGTCTCTAGAGCCCTTCGGGAAATACTGGGAATCTCTCAATAAACTCAATAGATGGGGTGGGAGATTCAAAGAACTACCCGATGCGGATCATTTTGAGATGCAAGACTTGTAGTAGTTGGTAAACAGGAGGCATACTTGTAGAGGATCTTACCAAGGAGTCCGCTATGGTATGTCTCTTATTTTTCATTACCTGGTCACTCGTATCTTCTCAGCATCACCACGCTCCGCATCACCCCCATTTTAAGCATCATAGGCCGCACAGTATTGATTTGAGCAAATTGGATAAAAGTTTAGATCCCATAGAGAACATAAATATAAATATCTACACCCCACCAGTTACATTAAGCCCGAAGAAGCAACACGTACATCTGGATACTCCGCGACCATCATTGGTTGATTCACGGCAAAGTAACAACACAAAGATTAAGGTGGCAATAATAGGATTTAGCGCTACTGTATTGAGCTCTGCGATCACTGCGATCATTATGTGGCGTACGTGTAGCTGTCAGTAAAGACGGCTGCATCACGGCCGTCTTTGTGTGTGTTTGAGGTATACAGGACCTCTGTGTCGCATTATGGGCACCTTTAATATCATCGTCAATCTATCTGGTTGCGTAAGTTTGATTCGCGCTATAATAAGGGCGCGCAACGGCGATTCGCACCGCCAATCTGAACGCAACGGGAAGTCGTTCATCCAATGGCGCAAAACAAGCCTCGCCAGCTTGAAGAGACATACCAGTTAGTCCTTCAAGGAGTTATCTGATGGCTATAACAACCACCAGTACACTGCCGGCACCAGTTCAGCAAAGCTTTAGCTATAAATTGCTAAGCGTCCCTGTGCCGAACATGATTCATAAAATTCCTGCGATGAAGAAGAATATGCCCCGTAATGGTGGTACTACGCTTCGTATGCGCCGGTATAATCCTTTAAACACTGCGATGGTTCCGTTGGGAAATAGCGGTGTCACGCCTCCGCCACAAAATCTGACCGCAGTCGATATCGATGCGAAGATTTCGTTTTACGGGACCTACGTAAGCATCAACGAGCAGGTGACGCTTGGATCTTGCTGAGGCGTCAATAAACCAAAGGTGATTACTTGGAAAACCTAAACCTTATCTAGCAATTAAGGCATGGCAACCAGAGGCAAGTGTTAATTATGATAATTGCGAACGTGAAGAGCTCTCATTTCTGCTTCAAGACGCTTGCGAATCTCAAGAATTTCTTGGGAAACCGCCGGGGTTCCTTGTCTGCCCTTTTGCGCACCTGTGTGCTTGAAAGTTGCACGCATTTGAAGCATGATTTCTGCCTGCCGCTTCTTGATGACCAGATAAGGCATCATGATCTCGCAGAGATGAGTGCATCTATCGCCGCTCGCCATCCATCTGTAAACAGCTCGCCTGGAATTCTTAGGAGTTTGCTTAGCTGTATAGCTTGCGCGCCTTCCTCCAAATACATTAACAAGCCAATCAATCAATCCAATATCAGTATTAGTTACTTCGATATTGGTCTGATAATGAGGAGCTCCTGTTTTTGGATTAGAGCTAAATGCGCCAATATATATCGATCCTTCTCCGTCAACTATTCCAGCAAGATACGCGATCTCTTCAATAGAATATTCTTTTCTTGTATAGGGATATCTGTTCATTTCGCCAGCTGCGTTATGTATTGTGAATATACATTACAGAATATCATAATTAATGGACAGCCGCAACGACTAAGCCCCTTGGCTCATAGCAATATGAGATGCGATAGTCTGTTCTCATGTGAAAACATGAGAGGGAGATCCGAAGAGTTTTCCCCGCCATATAGAAAATATATGGTCAATAAAAGTAACAGTATAATTACAAATAGTCAGAACCAAGATCCGGTTCTCAACGAATGCGCAGCACGTCTTGGTGTAAGTCTTCGCCAAACCGAAGATCAACTTACCCGAGATATGTTGGCTTCAACTGCTGGGTTCATCAACTGTACCGGTGGTGTAAACGGTGATAATCCTACCGAGATTACCCGTTCTGATGTTGATACCGTTGTCCGTTCATTGTTGAACAACAACGCGTACACAATAATGGATAAACTTGTTGTCCATTTAAAATCTTCTCTGATTGACTTGGAAGCCCTATGGGGCAACAAGGGGCAAGCGCAAGCAGCCTGAACGACTAAGTGAGAAGACCTCGAAAGAGGATGCGATAGTCTGAACACTATGGAAACATAGTGAGGGAGATTCGAAGAAGTTTCCCCGCCCGAAAGGGTCATTAAAGTAACAGAATTGAACATTGAGGGTGAAGATAAATTTGGTACGGCTCCTGTTCGTGATGCCTACTTTGCACTTTGTTCAACAAACCTCACGGGCAACTTGGACAACGTGGCAGGATTTATCCAAAAGAACCAATATCCAGCACCTATGAATGCATTGCGTTCAGAATGGGGTGCTATTGGTAACCTTCGGTTCCTCATTTCATCTATTGGTTCGACAACACTGCAAGGTTCATCACTCGGTGCGACCGTGTACAACATATTCTGTGTTGGTATGGAAGCATACGCATGTATCGAGCAGGACGGATATAGCGCGAGCTTTATCTATCGTCCTCCAATATATGACGGACCATTGGCGCTTAACGCTTCTGTGGGCTATAAGTTCGCTGAAGTGCCACGCATCACCAATGATCTCTGGGTTATCAACTTACGTGCCACCCTTGCTTAATTAGGAGACTATTATGGATGGTACAATACTCGGTCAGGGTACTTTTACTGCAAACTCAGCAAATCTGGCAAACCCAAATCCAGGTAATGCTGAAGTAGGACAAGCAAACCCGACTATTATTCAGATCCCTTCGAATGCTGATTGGGTGAGAGTTTTAAACTTCACGCAATTTGGCACCGAAGGATCAAGTGGTTCATATTTTAATGGGGTAGCAAATGCCTATGCCGGTGTTGAGTTCTACTGGCAACGCGGTATGGCGGCTGGTACTGCCATAGCTAAATACTATGGCAACGGAAATCAAGGCCTATATGGTGATACGCTGCTTGCTGGTGGATTTACTCTGTATGATCCATCGGGACAATCAGTTGGCGCACAACCGTTCTTGGGTACTCCAGTAGCGGTAAGCGCAGTAACCAACGCTACGCGCCCCGCCGTAACTCATACTGCCGATACAACTGTTGTTGTGGGCTCTATCGTGAGACTTTACGGCACTGCACAAACAGATGTTAATGGCGTCGATATGGTAGTTGGTACTATTACTGATAGTACTCACTTCACACTATTGACTGCTACTAATACATTGGCCACAGCTCCTGGTGCTATTGGTGGTGCTGGATTCTATTCGTTGGTCAATTTTGATCCTCTGTATTATCCACGCCGTCGTTTTGTGGTGAACATTACCCAAGCGACCAATGCTCAGGTATCCACTTCAGTTCCGCATCAATATGTTGCAGGACAAGCAGTTCGATTCACTATCCCTGCAGTGTCTGGCATGGTTCAGTTGAACCCTGGTGCGACCAATAACTACATGTATTCAACCGTATTAACTGTTGTGGATGCCTACAACTTTACGATTGATACAAATACGAGTGCCTACACCGCGTTCACCTGGCCTACGATTGCTCAACAACCAAGCTCATTCCCTATTGTTGAACCTATTGGTGAAAACAGTGCCTCTGCATTGCTTTCTACGCAGGCTCAAACACCAGTTGATGCGCAAGGTAATCTGATCAATAACGCTAACGTTGGATTCTTGTCTGATTCAACCATTAATACTGGTTATCTTGGCATGATTCTTGGCGCTGGTGGAAACGGCAAGGTACTTACCACTCCTATCTTAGGGCCTTCTGGTTCTATATCGTGGAGTGCGGGTAACGCGCCTACTGGCGATACGATGTACTGGCTTGCTGGTAAGTCAACTTACGGTGGTCTGTAGATAAAAACCCATGGCTCGCAACCATGGGCTAAAAAAGGCCGGCATGAGACAGAGGGAATGAAACACGCCAGGTAGATTATTGCCGTATGAGGAGCTATATGTCAACAGCTATTCAAGCTGCCGAACCTAAAAAGGATAAAAAGGTTAATCTGCGCTATTTGCGCGATAAAGATCGTGAGATGGTGAAGGGAATATTTCGCTATCACGAATGCCCAGGTGGCATGTTAAGCTTTCCCTTTAAGAAGTGGAAAGAAGATGAGGTAGAGACTTATCACCTGATGGATGGGGAAGTATACACGGTTCCCCTTGGTGTTGCGCATCATCTGAACAAGAATCTCTGGTATCCCGTGCATGCATATGCTATGGATGAGAATGGTAAGTCCCTGATGAAGATTGGTCAGAAGGTGAGACGTGCCAGCTTCCAGAGTTTGGAGTTTGTTGATGTTGCAGACCTGACCCCTGAGGGTAATTCGGTTATTACGGTAGAACGGGTATAGCATGAGTTCCCCTAAGCCAGCGCAGCAATATCCAGTCTTTCAACCATCGATGCGTATTATAGCCAGTATTACAAACGCCAATCCGTGTGTAGTAACCACCACTTTTGCACATCAATACGTGAACGGTACCATTGTAAGATTTGATATTCCCTACGCAGATGGGATGCAACAGCTTAACCAACAGATTGCACCCATTACGGTGACGGGAACCACTACGTTTACTGTTAATATAGATACAACCTTGTTTGCACCATTTGCCATACCTGGATCCGCCAATCCTCCCATTCAGTATGCGCAGGTGGTGCCAATAGGGGAAATTAACGAAATACTTACAGCAGCGGTACAGAATGTACTGCCGTACGGAGCAAGCTAATGGCTATCGCGCCTACCTTTACGCTTCAAGCAATAGAGACTAAGGTTCGTCGTTTGACCAGAAGCCCTTCAGAGGCACAGCTGACAACGGCAGATCTAGATAACTACATAAACACATTTGTGGTGTATGATTTCCCCGAGCATCTGCGCACTTTTAACTTTAGGCAATCCTTCAAGTTTTGGTGCAACCCATTTCAGGATGAGTATCCTACCGACATTGCATCATTTGGTACTGCCTCACAAGCCTCCCAGAACATTCTGTATAACTTTCAGAATCATATTCTGACGGTTCATGATCCGGTATATATAGCTGGATATCAATCATTCTATTCACAAAATAGGGAGCAATTTTTTAGCATCTACCCAAATGTGAACAGCATTCAGTCTATTGGCGTGTGTGGTGATGGAGTTACCGTTACCTTTAGTGGTAGAATCAACACTCACTTTTCGTCTACTTTTCCCAACCCATCAGTGCATAACAACCAGGGTGGCGCAGTTTTACTCAAACGAAACGTTCTATTTGAATCGGTAGATTTGTATGGTAATGGCTTAAGCTTGGTGGATATACCGGTGATCGATAGTGTGACTGGCAATCCTACCGTTTGGGGAAATCTTTATGTTCCCGGATCGTCTGCATGGCAAGCGGCCATTGAAACTCCACCCATTGCTGCGACTCCTTATACACTTGTACCTGGTGGAGCACCAAATTCGCAGAATTATATTAACTATGTGACGGGAAGATTCACGATAACCTTTCCATTTGCACCCCGTACGGGACACGCTATTAATAGCCAGACGGTACCAGAGATAACTTCATTACCGCAGGCAATGTTATGGTATCAGAATAAATTTGTCTTAAGACCGGTTCCCGATCAGCCATACCAGATTAATTTCGAAGTATTCAGGCGACCAACCTATTTGATGTCTACTAACTCAGCTCCCGCGCTTGAGGAATATTGGCAATACATAGCCTACGGTGCCGCTAAGAAGATATTTGAAGATCGCCTAGATATGGATTCGGTGCAGTTAATAATGCCTGAGTTCAAAGTGCAACAGGCGCTCTGTGAGCGTAGAAATATAGTTCAATGGACCAACGAAAGAACTGCCACTATCTATACCGAACAAACTTCATTTGGTGGCCAAGGTGGCTGGGGCTGGGGTGGTGGTGGCAATTTCTAACCGTGAAAGTGATATATCATGACATTACCAAGTTCTTATAATCCTAATATACCTGCGGCGACCGACGTTATAAGTGTTTCTCAGGGACAGCTATTACTTAACTTCCAAGCGCTACAGGCATGGATAGATGTAAACCATGTAGACTACGCATCGGTAAATGCAGGGAAACATTTCTTTGTTGAGTTTCCCGTGCAAAGCCCAGTCCCTACAACAGGCGCAAGTGAAGTGGGGCTTTATTGCCAAACCTCTGCATTTTCAGGTAATCCTGAACTCGTATTTTCACATCAGAGCGCTGGTGGTATTTATGAATTCACTTCAGCTGGGCTTGCTTCACCAGGATGGGCTAGATTACCTTCTGGAGTTCTCTATAAATGGGGTACTGGTTCGCCAAGTGGGTCAGGAAATTATACAGTTACCTTTCCAGTTGCATCTACCATACCGGTATTCGCTGCAACTTATGTGGCATTTATCACGCCAACTACTGCTATAACAACCTATGTTTCGAGCGTTAATACAACCACTCTCGTGGTAAACGCATCTGCTGCGGGAAACTTTAACTACTTGGTTATAGGAAGCTAAAATGCCATTAGATAAGTTCATGATTGTCCCGTTCGAAACTGGTTTACAGACTAACGTGCGCCCGTGGCTTATTTTGGACGATGCTTTTGAGGTATTAGAGAATGCCTACGTCTACCGTGGTCGCCTGCGTAAGCGGTTTGGTGGTCGTTATACTGGCTACGGTTGGGATAATGCGAATGTTGCGCAGCTTTTTTCTCGATTAAGAGTTCAAGTGGGCACTATTGGCTCTCCCTCGTCGCCGGTTCCAGGTAACATATTCCTACCGGGGCAACAATTTTCAGCCGGTGATCAGATATTTACCGTGGTAACCACCGGAACCCCAGCTAATATGCTTGCCACGGGCCCCGGAACAGGAACTTTTAACACAAGTACGGGGGCGTTTGTACTTTCTGGTACCGGTCTGGGTAATAGTACCCCTATTTGGTGGTATCCTGCACAACCAGTTATGGGGATCACAACCTACCAACTAGGTGCGCCAGAAAATGAACCCACGTATGCGTTTGACACCCAGTTCGCGTATCTCTACGCCAACGGATATTGGCAAAGATCTGGTAGTGGATCTACCCCCTTATGGCATGGTGACAACTTAAACTTCTTCGATGCAGCTATGTGGATTGGAGTGACTACCAATTTAGTGGCCATGTTCGTATCAAATTTCAACGCTACGGTAGGATCTCCTGCGGCGACTGATGATCCCCTATGGTCATTTAGTAGTGGATCCTGGGCTAAATTTGTGCCCTATACAAATCCGGGTGGTGGAGCTCCAGGAAGTGGACCATTTGTTCAAACGGCTCGCCTGATAGTTGCCTTTAGGAATCGTCTGATTTTGCTTAACACCGTTGAGAATGATGGTGGTGGAGGGGGCGGCACTAATGCGCAATACGTAGCTCGATGCAGATTCTCTGCTAACGCGAGCCCATTTGCAGTTAATGCCTGGTATGAGCCGAATGTGGTGGATAATGTACCAAATACCTATATTGGTGGTGGGTATATAGATGCATACACCGATGAAGCTATTATTGCTGCTGAGTTCATAAAAGATCGCCTTATTGTGTTCTTTGAGAGGTCGACTTATGAGCTAGCCTACACGGGCAACGATATTCAACCCTTTTTGTGGCAAAAAATTAACACAGAACTTGGTTCTGAGTCACCCTTCTCAACCATACCATTCGATAAACAGGTCCTTACGGTTGGTAACGTGGGTGTTCATGCCTGCAATGGTGCCAATGTTGAACGCATCGATACGAAAATACCACAGACGGTGTTCACTATTTCGCTATCGGGTAATGACAACCTGCGTGTTCAAGGTGTTCGTGACTACTTTCCTGAGCTCGCTTATTGGGGATATTGTTCGAGCGATGCGCCCGCACAGTTTGTATATCCCAATAAAGTACTGTTGTATAACTACCAAAACCAGTCATGGGCTATTGTTGATGATTGCATAACCGCTTTCGGTTATATCCAGCAGCAACCAGCATTAACGTGGGCTGGAATATTAGATACATGGGAAGATTTTGACGAGACGTGGCAACAGGGAACCATTGGTTATGATTCGCGGCGTGTTGTAGCGGGCAACCAACAGGGATATGTATTTATTATTGATGTTGATTCGACGCGCAATGCCAGCGTGATGGAGATCACTAATATAGTGCAGGCAAATGGATATACATATCTACAATCCATCGCTAATACATTGGCGGTGGGTGAATATATACAGGTTAACTATTGTCAGGGAACTGGATTTACCGGAATTAACACACAGATAGTTCAAGTAATAGCTAATCTTGGTTATAATCCTGCGGCGATGCCACCTGCTGAGTTTTTTAGTGCTGATTGGGTGAAGGTCCAATTCAGTCCGAGTGCTACCCTGAGTTATACCGGAGGCGGCGTCATAGCTCGTGTGTCTAATTACAATATATTGTCCAAGCAGTGGAACCCCTATATAGCTGATAACCAAAATGTGCATTTACAACGTATTGAATTTGGCGTTGAGAAGACTGCGGCGGGCGAAGTTACGGTTGATTACTATCCATCTGCAACCGAAGTCTCCATGCTGCAAGCTGGCACAGATAATGGATCAATAATGGGGACCGGAGTCTTAACAACTGCCCCATATCTAGCTATTTATTATCCACTAGAGCAGTTCCAGAACAGGCTATGGCACTCGGTTTATTTTCAGTCAACGGGTGAGTGTATACAGATCAATATCTACATGAGTAATACACAGATGCTTAACCCGGGCATAGCACTATCAGATTTCCAGATTGATGGGATGGCGCTGCTTTGTCAGTCAAGTAGTTCTCGCTTAGAATAAGGATCTTGTTGTGTTATAATTAATTAAAATTATAACACGGATATCTTATGAAGCCCTGTAAGACCTGTGGTGAACTTTTTATTGTGAAAAAGAGAAGAATAAAGTTCTGTTCGCAAAAATGCATACGATATGATGGCCCCGATGAGCTAAAGAGGGGAGATCTTTTTCTAAATAAACATGAAGAACTTCAGCGCCTTATGAAGCTATATGATAGGAAAGTTTTAAAGAATCCTGCGGGCTGTTGGTCGTGGATTGATATAAAAAGTGGATATGGAACAATAAAGTGCAACAACAAGATAATAAGTGGACATGTTGCTAGTTGGTTGATCAACTATGGAGAAATTCCAGAAGGTATGTGGGTTCTGCATTCATGTGATAATAGATCATGTTCAAATCCAACACACTTATTTTTAGGATCGCCTAAGGATAATTCTCGGGACATGATATCCAAAAAAAGAAATAATCCTGTACGTGGATCGAAGCATTATAGTGCAAAATTAAATGAGTTACAGGTATCCGAGATTAAAAAATTACTTGAATTAGGTTACTCGCAATATTTAATCTCTAGGCATTATACAGTTAGCAGATCATCGATAGAAGATATTAAATTTAAAAGGACTTGGGTAGCAGTTCCTTCAGCACTTAATGTACCTTCTATTGGTAAAACAAAAAAAGAATATTTCCAAAGGGGTGAGGATAATTCCTCCTGTAAGCTAGATATACTTAAAGTTCGCGAGATAAGAGAACTTATTTCTGCTGGATGGTCACAACCAAGGATAGCTCAAAAATATGGTGTCAGCCGGGGAGCAATTCAGGGTATTAAAGATGGTAGAAACTGGAAGGATGTCTAATGTCGTTTCCCCAAAACACGGGGTCTTTTGTACCGGTAAGTAACGTATGGGATATAGGGCAGCTAGCCGATCTCAATATAGATCCCGCTTTAAAAGAGCTGCTTATACGCCTGTATCAGAACATTAATTTACTCGCCATTAATGTGAATCTGAAAGACACGGGATATTACTCGCAGCTTGAGTTTGTGAATGGTCAGTTGTTCTTTCCCAATACTGCCGCGACACCATCGGCATCAATGCCGGCAACGTATAGACAGGTATTTCGTAAAGTTATTAACTTTGGTGCACTTCCTAATGCGGCTACAAAAAGTGTTGCACATAAAATACCAGTTAATATTGGCTACACCTTCACTCGTATTTATGGATGTGCGACCGATCCAAATACTGAATTCATACCCCTACCCTATTCATCGGGAACATTGAACAAGAATATAGAACTGTGGGTTGATACGACGAATGTGAATATTAAAACATCTATTGATTACAGTGCGTATACGACGACGTATGTAGTGCTTGAGTTTATCAAGTATTGAAAACCCACCATGCAGAATCGTTCAAAAACTGCATGATGGGCGAAGGAGAGAGGCCTGGACCGTTAGACGCGCCACAAGTCTCATATGGAACATATTTGTTGTCAAAAGTGCAACGCGGTAGGATTGGGGTATTGAAAAATCTATGGAGATGATATGGCTAGATGTGCTGGTGGCGTGTGTGATATTCCTGGTAACAATATGGCTATGGGATCTGTTGGTTTACAAAATATAGGTGGCAAGAAGGATAGATTGGGCCAGTTAGCTCAATTCCCACAATTTGATCCTCAACAAATGGGCTTACTTAATCAATTGGGATTACTTACTCAGAATCAACTTAAACAAGCGGGGGGGCCACTCGGACAAAGTCCATTGAATAACAATTGGCAGCAATATTTTAATTTTGCCCCTATTGAAGCTCAGGCTCGAAATCAATTCCAGACACAAACTATACCTAGTTTAGCAGAGAGATTTACCGCGATGGGTGGAGAGGGTGGTCAGAGATCGAGCGCCTTTCAGGCTGCTTTAGGAAATGCGGGTTCTCAATTAGAGCAAGGTCTAGCGGCTCTAAAAGCTCAATATGCATTACCTCAGGCACAACTTGCTCAAAATCAACAACAATTAGGTCTTAGTCAACGGGGACAACAGCTAGATTTATTGCGAACATTGTTGGGGGGAGCCCTTAATCAGAGATTTGAGAACGCATATATTCCACGTCAACCAAGTGCGTGGGGCCAATTCCTAGGTCAAGCGGCTGGCGGAATAGCTCGCGGAGCGGCACAGGCATTACCTTTAGCGTTCTTATAGGAGAAAATCATGCCACAAATAATTAATCAACCGAGAACTGGATTCTGGGATACTTTTGCTCAAACAGCTGGACCCCATATAGGTGAAGCCCTTAGTTCAGGTATAGGTTCTTTGGCACAACATAAATTAAATCAAGTCCTAGAGCGCCAACAGCAGGTCAAATTCACAAATGCCCTGGAAGGCTTAGGATATACGCCTCAACAAGCGCAACAACTATCCCAATTTGGTCCACAGCTGTTAGCTCCAATTATAAAAGAGCAAGCCAGGGCTCGGGTGAGCCAAGATGTAACATCACCAGGATTGCAAGCTATAGTTCCTGGATTGGGGGCTGCAGAAGCTCAAGCTATTGGTAAACTTTCACCAGGACTTCAGCAAGCATGGTATCGTAATGTTATTGGTGATCTTGCAGCAGCTCAACAACAAGGGCGTGATCAACAACAAGATTTTTCTCCACAAGAGTATCAACACACTCCACAATCGGCCCCAGAATCACAGCAACAAATTGCTCCCGCTGATTTGTTGTCATTGTTGCAGGGATCCTCTCCTCAAGCACAACTGGCTGCTCAATTAGGACAACAGGCGAGGCCGGTTACTCCCGCCACTCCTTCTACTGCCCCTACCTTAACTCCTGAAAGTAATGTGGTTAAGGAACTGAAGAGTGATGAAGAACGCAGAAAGGAACATGCTGCGCAAAAAGAGGCCGAGAAAAAATTACGTGAAGACAAAAAAGAAATTGCTGCCGAGCGTAAAAGATCTATAACTGAACGCGCTCTTGAAGAAAAGTCTAAAAGGGAAGCTAAAAAGGCTGAAGCTCAGGATACGAAAGAGAAGTTTAAGTTTAATAAAGATTTACGTGAATCGATCATAAAAGATTCTCAGTCAGCGAGATCTCAGTTGACTGATCTTAGCCGTATCGATGAATTGAATAAATCGGGAAAATTGGACACTCCGGGATATGTTGAATTTCTCAAAAGGTCTGGTTTAGATATCCCAGCACTAATGAATCCCGAGAGTGAAGAATTTCAAAAGATAGTTCAGAATTTCACGAAAGATGCTAAAACATATTTCGGCGGAAGAGTTAGTAATTTTGAAGTTGAGCAATTCTTAAAAACTGTTCCTTCCTTGTCCCAAAGCCCTGAGGGTCGTAATCGTGTCATGTCGAATCTCAAACGTCTTTCACAGGCAAAATTGGATTACTATAATACCTATAAAGAAATTCTTAGAGATAATAAGGGCGTTCCTCCTTATGATTTGCTGGAACAACTCGAAGATAGAATGGAGTCTAAATATGAAAAACTCAGCGAAGCGTTCCGGAAATCTCTAGAAAAAAAGGTTCCAGCCGGACAAAATAGATTGATCACGGCATTACAAGCTACCGTTGGAAGCATTGCTGGAATTCCTGGAGCTGTTATAGGAGGCATAGGGAAATTACTTAGTTCTGCTGGGAGTTCCGCAGGTCTATAATCATCATTCACCCCAAAGCAACTTATCCCATCGCACTAGTAGTTTATATATAAATACTGGCGCGATAGTGATAGAAATAATCATTCTGAAGAATCTTGCTAGATCACTCATATTTTTGCTCACGTTGTACTAGTTGCCCCATTTTGTGGAGTTTTCTACTATATTCCTTAACTATGTGAATACTGATCAAGAGCTTTGATGCTATTTCTTTAAGTTTAATTTTATCCTTTAGTTCTTTTATTTTTTGCTGATGGCACTCATTTATTATTTTATTGTGTGGCGATACCCCTTTGGGGAATTGTCCTTTCATTCTTCCTTTATTTTTGGCATCGAGCATGTTTTCTTTTGGTGTTCCTAAAAAAAGATGTGATGGATTAGAGCATATCGGATTGTCGCAATGGTGACACACATATAATCCAGGTTTTATTGGGCCATGATGAATAATCCATGATGCCCTATGTGCTCCTATTTTCTTGTTTGTCCCTTGGGAAATAGAGCCATATCCATTCGACATAATTGTACCGCTCCACCCCCAGCATCCATCTTTAATTATTACATATTGTTCATAGAATTCTTTCATTCTTCTTATTTTTTCTTTTGGTGATATTCGAGAGCCAGTTGTTTTGCATAATATGGAACAATATTTACCCATACCATTATGTTTATAGTACTCAAACACTATTGAACAAAAAGAGCATGTTGCTTTAATTTTTAAATCAGGATTTGCCGTGATACTATTTTTTATTCCTAAGCACTTCAAAGAGCAATAAGAGGCCCTTTTTGAGGGCTTACTTTTGAATTCTCGCTGGCAAATTAAACAATTTTTGGTGATCATATATTAAGTCATTCATATTTTTGTTCTTGTTTTATTTTTGATGCAATTGCCGACATTATCCATCCAGTGAGAGACATTCCCCGTAGCGTAGCCCGAATCTTTATAGCTTTATGAGTCTCGGGGTCTATATTAAATAGAACCCTCTTTCTAGTTTTTTTGTTTTCCATATATATAAGTATATACCATGTCTTTGTATTAGGCAAATAGCTTGTAATGGATTCTAATTGTAGAAATTAATTTATCCCTATGGGAGTACAAATGTCTAAACAATTTAAGCAAGTTAATTACGGCTTAACGCAGCCACTTATAAATGAATCGCAACCGCCTATTGTGGCCATGCGCGCCCCAACTACTGCAGACTTTGCTGCCATAGGAAGCTTATGGATCGAACCAAAAAATTCGTCTGGTACAACAGTTAATGGTGCGTGGGTTTTGACTTCTATTATTTCCAATAGTGCTAATTGGGAAAATCTAACTGGAGGAGCAGCTACTCTAACTTCTCTGACGGTGAATCCCGGACCAACCGCTCTCTCAACAGTTGGCAATGGTGCTGTTACTATCGGTAATGCAGCAAATACAGCGGCTATTACTATTGCATCTGGTGTTGGAAACTTAGCTATCACGGGTAATGGAAACGGGATATCCATTGGTACTGATGCAAATGCTAACTCGGTTACGGTGGGCAGTCTCACCAATGGCAGTCTATTATTACTGCAGGGCGGTAATGGGGCTGGAGTAAGTTCATCTGCAATTACTCTGGGTACTGCTGTTGCTGGGTCTATACAGATTGGTCTGGCCACCCAAACAGGTGCTATATATCTCGGCACAAGTACTGCGGGTAACACGGTAAATATTGCGACGGGTATAAATGCTGGTGCACAGGTAGTAAATATTGCTACTGGGGCATCTGCAGCAAACAATACAGTTAATATTCTGAGTGGGACCCCTACTGCGGGAACTGCTACCGTTAATGTGGGCACAGGTGCCTACGCGACGCAGGTTAATCTAGGAAGTGCAACGGGTGGTAATCGGGTAAATATTGCCTCAAATCCATTTCAGATTGCTGGACCGGTTTTTGTGTATACCGGTGCTGGTGCGCCAGCTGGTGGTAGTGCTGTGCATGTGGGTGATCTTTACATAAATACTACTGCAGCTACTGCGGCAACCCGGATGTATATAGCTACTGCAGTAGGAACCTGGACTAATATTACGTGCGCTGCATAGTTCTTAATTTGATATTATAGGGGTCAGTTTAATGTACGGCCCCTATAAATATGAGGATTGTTATGAACTATCGCGCTACCGTAGAGCTATCGACCGTTATTAATGATCGCGCCTACTTGGCTACATTGCCTATTGGTGCACCATTTGAAGAATGTCGGCGAGCAATTAAAGAGTTTGAAGAAGGCATAGATTTCCTGGAGAAACAGGCGAAGGACCAAGCTGCAGCTCTCGCAGCTCAGCAAGCTGGACCAGCAGAACCAGTTAATGCCGAATTGACCGATTAAACCCCTAAGGGGAGTGGATATATGGCGATAGCCCGACGAAGCCAAAAGAAGATTATGTTGAACAATAAAATCGTGAAGGCGCAGACGTGGCTTTAAAGAACTCAGTCGCTGCTATTCCGGTGGCCATATACGATTCAGCTAACTTATTGGTTGGCTATCAGGCTTTTACTACGCTACCTGAGCCAGTATTTTTTATGCGTATTAACAACACCTCAGATGTGGGAGTTATCATCAGCTTTGATGGTGGCGCTCATGATGCTGAAGTGATTAACGCAGGTGATTTTGTGGAGCTTAACTTCCAGAATAATGCATCCCCTAATGGGTATGTATGTAAGATGGCGGCTGGCACCAAGGTTGCAATAAAGTGGCTCACTGCTGCGGGTACTGGGGATATCTATCTTTCTGGGTATTACCAAGTTCAGGCCAACTAGGAGATGGAATGAGTTTAGCAGTAAGATTTGCGGCGATTCCGGTGCAGAGTATTGCCTACACATCTCTTGGTGTGGGCTACATGGGGGTGGGTAACGCGGTTCCCTTTCCCATCAGGCAGTTCCTAATACAGAATCTGACTGATGCTACACTGATGTTTTCTTTTGACGGAGTTAATGATCACTTTCCACTCCCCGCTAGTGGTTTTTTCTTGAATGATATTTCGAGTAACCAGACCTTTAACCAGGGATGGTATATGGCGGAGGGAACACGGCTGTATGTGCGTGAGATAGGAACACCAACTACAGGTACCGTATACTTCTCAGCATTTTATGGTGCCGTATGAGTCAGTACGGAACTTTTTTAATACGGGGTGGCTTAGGGCCAGTCAATACTTTAACGGGAAATACGGGTGGTCCAGTACCGCCTGACGGAAGTGGAAATATAAATGTTATTGGTTCTGGAGTCATATCTGTTGCTGGTAATCCTGGTACAAGCACCCTCACCATCACCGGAACAGGAAGCATTCCGTCTTCCTTTGCCACTGATTCAGGAACTGCTGTCCCATCAGGAGGAGTCCTCACCGTCCACGGAGTCTCTCCTCTTACCACCAGTGGAAGCGGATCTACTGTCTCAATATCTATTGGATCAGTAATACCGATTGCTGATGGAGGTACCAATGCGACGTCTATGGCTAACACTGACGGCGTTGTGTACTTTGATGGTACGCGATTGGTTACGACGGCTGTGGGAACAGCAACGTATGTCTTAACGAGCAATGGTGCAGGACTTGCGCCTACGTTTCAGGCTGCGGCTTCAGGGGGAATAGTTACCCTGGATGGCGATTCTGGTTCAGCCACTGGCTCGACAGTTACTATTTCAGGTGGGACCACGGGACTTACTACAACTGCGTCATCTGCGACGATGGATTTAACGGGCACATTGATTGTGGGCAATGGTGGAACTGGTGCTACCACATTCACGAGTCATGGTGTTTTGTTGGGTAATGCCACAGGTGCTATTACCGCAACGGCTAATGGCACAACTGGTCAGTTATTTACCGCGACCACGGGGTCAGCTCCTGGATGGGCAAATGCCCCAGCAAGCTCCATATCCATAACCGGAAATACGGGTGGCGCACTAACGGGCGCTTCGTTCACCTTTACCGGCGGAACTACTGGATTAACTTTTGCTGGAGCAGGTACTACTGAAACATTGGGTGGCACACTCGTGGTTGCCAATGGCGGCACTGGCGCTGCAACACTGACGGGCGTCCTGATTGGCAATGGCACCTCTGCGGTTAGCGGAAACGCTATAACTCAGCATGATGTTCTCGTTGGAGGAGCCTCTAATGCAATTACTTCTGTTGCCCCTGGCGCTACCTCGGGAGTGGCTCTGGTTTCACAGGGATCTTCCAGTGATCCCCATTTCGGAACTGTCGTTGTTGCTGGAGGTGGCTCGGGTGTTACCAGTCATACCGCATATATGCCTATTTGCGGGGGAACAACTACCACAGGCGGAGTACAGTCGGTAAATCCAGTTGGTGCATTGGCTGGATATGTACTTACTTTCGTTTCAAGTAGCGCACTGCCTACCTGGCAGGCTGGCGGGGGAGGTGGTGGCATAACCACTATTGATGGGGATACGGGATCTGTAACTGGATCTACGGTTACCATCTATGCTGATCAAGCAGCTAATGGATGTGGTTCATCGGTAGGATTTAGTGGGAGTTCTGCAACATTAACACTTAATGTTACTGATGGTAGTGGCAATACGGTCATTGGATCAAGCGCTGGTAATGGAAGTATTGGTATTCGCAATACGGTCATAGGTTCTAACGGTGCGGGTGCTGTTAATTCGCCTGGTGGTGTTTTGACGGGAAACTACAATACTATTGTCACAGGTGCTGGTGGTGGTTCAAAGCTGACAAGTGGATCTTTCAATTCAATTTATGGCTACCAAGCGCAGATATCTAATGCGGGTGAGTTTAATGTCTGTATTGGAAACTCTTCTGGTGACAATAATGCTACAGGGATCACTAATAATGTGCTTATTGGCCAAAATGCCGGTAATAATTATACCGGCACCGAGGCATATAACATTCTTATTGGTGATAACCAAGTTGGGGTCAATGGGGAAACTGGAGCTACCCACATTGGAACCAATGGAAATACCACCAAATGTTATGTTGAGGGTATTAGGGGAGTAACTGTTACCACCACTGCCGCTGTGTTGGTGGGAAGCAATAACCAGTTGGGTACGGTTATATCTTCACGCAAGGTCAAAGATGACATAGTAGACATGGGTGATAAAAGCTCTTCGTTACTTAATCTCAGGCCGGTTAATTTTGTATTTAAGGAAGATAAAACGAGATACATGCAGTGGGGACTTATCGCTGAAGAAGTGGCAGAGGTATTTCCCGATATAGTGAATTTTGACGCTTCAGGAAGCCCTGAATCGGTAAGATATCATGACATGCCCGCGATATTGCTTAATGAACTCCAGAAGTTACGCAGAGAATTCGAAGAATTTAAAGCATCTTGTGGTTGTAGGAGATACTAATGTCTAACTCTCAATTTCAACAAGTATCCTATGGGCTAACCCAGCCGCTTATTAATCAAAATCCCATCAATATCATCTCTCATCGTAATCCAACGACGGTAGATAAGGCTCAACTAGGTACTTTGTGGATAAACGAGAGTAATAACACGTTTTACACCTTGACCTCTATTGTTAATAATAGTGCCAATTGGGAATCGAGTGGTATTGGCAATGGCACCAATGGCCAGGTACTCATTGGTGGTGGTACAGCACCCGTTTGGAATAACATTACGGCAGGATCTGGAGTAACGATAACGAATGGTGTCAATTCTATCACTATTGCTGCCTCTGGCAGCTTGGCGACAACCCTCAACGCTGATACCGGTTCGGCCACCTTTGCTTCAGGGGCGGCCACCATTGCGGGTGGTTCTAATATCTCCACCTCGGCAACATCACATACGCTTACGGTCAGTCTTGTTGCATCCCCATCGGTATCCGGTTCCCTTACGGCGGCTACCGGCCTGGTTGCCTTAGCTGGTGGGGTAGTAACGACAGGAACAAATCAGTTTAAATCATTGGGTGCTGGGGTCATGCAGACCTCTGGCAATGGAACAATATCTTCTACAAGTGGAACGAATGGACAAATTCTCATCGGATCAAGCCCCGGCGTCCCGTCGTGGAGTACTATTACCGCTGGCGCTAATGTTACTATTACAAACGGGGCTAATAGTATTACTATTGCGGCGGCAGGTGGATCCGGTGGAACAGTTAGCCAACTCGCGGGGAATACTGGGGTTGCGGGGCCAGATGGAGGAGGTAATGTCAATGTTGTCGGTTCTGGAAATATTACTGTCACAGGCGACAATTCCCACACCCTCACTGCCACGCTTACTGGAACAACTAATCATGCGGTTCAAGTGGGGACATCCGGAGGTGCGTTGTCCTCTTTGTCGGTCGGAACCGATGGACAAGTTTTACTTGGAGCCAGTGGAGGAAACCCTTCCTTCGTTACTCCTACTGCAGGATCAGGGTTAGTAGTAACCGCTAACTCAACAACGCTTTCGTATGCTTTATCTGCTCCGGTATCTATCGCTAATGGTGGTACTGACGCCACAAGCTTTGCACACACTGATGGCGCTGTATATTTTGATGGGACGAGATTGGTTGCTGCTTCAGCGGGGACCAATGGCCAAGTTTTTCTGGGGGCCACCGGCGCGGCACCTGCGTTTGCGACACTGACGAGCTCGGGTGGAACCCTCACTTATACCACTGGAGCTAATAGTTTAAACATAGATGGGACTGCTGCCTCAACATCGCAAGCAGGCGTTGTAGCATTAGCCACAAACGCACAAGCAATTGCGGGGGTATCCAGTACTACGGCAACACCGCCAAGTGCGCTAACGGCTAAATTAGGGGCCCAAACATCCAATGGGGTTGCGTATGGTGCGGGAACAAGTTCTGCTTTAGGGTGGACAGGCGCTGGGTCGAATGGCCAGGTACTGATTGGAGCGACTTCAGGTGCGCCCGCATTTAGTTCTATTACTTCAACGGGTGGAACTATCATTATCACGCCTGGGGCGAACAGTCTTAATTTGGATGTTATGGCAGGGTCGGCAAATAAACTAGATGCGGATAGTGGGTTTGCAACGTTTACGGGTGGGGTTATTACTATATCGGGTGGTTCTACCGGACTTACCACCACAGCATCCGCTGCTACGATGAATTTGACAGGCACTTTGGCCGTTGGATCTGGAGGAACGGGAGCAAACACTCTAACAGGATTACTGACTGGAAATGGTTCTTCCGCGGTTACTGCTAGCGCAATAACCCAGCATGATGTATTAGTGGGAGGCGCATCTAATGCGGTAAATTCTGTTTCTCCATCAACATCTGGCAGTGTTTTAACATCAAATGGTACAGGTTCTAATCCATCTTTTCAGCAAATAGGATCTTCTGGAGTTTCATTCTCCGCCTATAAGAGCTCTTCCTCAACCAATCAAACAGGAGGTGGTGCTACTGTTTTAGTGGTATTCGACTCAGCTTTTTATAATACTGGATCGGCTTATAATACATCAACTGGTCAATTTACTGCCCCTTCTGCTGGAGTTTATACGTTTTCTACTTCAGTGACTGTAACTTCTTTCACCTCCCTTATGACAAATGGAAGTGGGAATATCCAGATAAAGGGATCTGGCCCTTCGGTGGGAACATATGATTTGATAAGCACAAATCCATTCGCCGTTATGAATGCGAATTCAGGAAATTGGCGATGGAATGGATCAACCTCTGTGTCTATGAGCGCTGGCGATACCGCTCAAGTTAATGTAAATGTAACGGGGGGATCAGGAAATACTGCTGGTATAAAAGGGGTTGATGTGGCTGGAATTTATCAAAGCTGGTTCTCGGGATATAAATGTGTTTAGGAGATTGAATGTCTAATGTAGCTGATCTTAGATTAAATGGATTGAATCCTCTTTCGTACCAAGGCGTTAATCCCTATACTCCTGTGCCATTTTTTACCAGTTCACGTCCGAATGCCCATGCGCCAACGGTTAATGATTATCAAAATTTCACGCTAGGTACTATATGGCTTGATCAGGTTACCCAGACCGCATACATGTTGGTGAATATCAACAGGGTAAATGCGGTTACTATACAGGCAAACTGGGTACCATTTGTTACCAGCTATGGGATCGTTGCTGGTTTGCAGGGTAATACAGGTGGATTTGTTGGGCCTACCGGTGCGCCACCCTATATTAATGTGGTTGGAGATGGAACGGGAATAACCATTTCGGGAAACCCATCGACCCATACACTCACCGCATCTCTGGTCGGTGGTGGTGTGGCGGCTCAGACTTTTTTGGGTAACACAGGTACTGCTACCCCAACTGCATTAGGAGTTCTTTCGATTGTTGGAGATGGTACGCATACAAGAACCACTGCATCTGGTAATACCATAACTATAACTTTAGTTGGGACTGGTATTGTCGAGACATTGACCGGAGATTCTGGTGGTGCTATCAGTCCAACGGCAGGTAATATAAATATCATATCAGGTTTTTCGACACTAAATTCGGGCTCAACGGTCAAAATAGCCGGAAGTGGATCAACACTTACACTTGATGTTACTGATAGTAATACTAATACTATTATTGGAAATGGATCTGGAATTTCTACATTGAGTGGTGCATCGAATACTATTATAGGAAGTGGTAATTTTTTATCAGCAACATCTGGTTATAACAATGTTGTGGTGGGAAGTGGTAGCCTAACTGCATGTACAACTGGCTATGGTAATACTATATTTGGAAATGGAATAATGACAGCTTCTACATCGGCAGCTGGTAACACCATTATTGGAGACGGAGCTGGGGAAAATATTACGATCGGCATAGATAATTGCTTACTCGGAGGGGATAGTGGAATATCCTTAACGAGCGGTGGGTTAAATTGTCTAATTGGAATAGATGCAGGAACTGATATCACGACAGGTTCTTATAATATTGGTATCGGTCAATTTGTTTTTGTTTTACCGACAACGAGTGGTTTGACTACAGGTAGTTACAACATAGCCATAGGTGCGGGAAATTCACCAAGTGGACCCCATTCTGCAGGGGACGCATACACATCGAGCGAGAGCTCAAATATCCTGATTGGCAACAGAGGTGTTAATGGTGAATCGAATACGATACACATAGGAACTACGGGCACCGGCAACGCACAACAAAGCACCTGTTTTATTGCGGGCTCATATGGAGTTACCACGACGAGTGGAACCACGGCAGCGCTCTTAATATCTAACACAGGACAACTAGGCACCGTATCTTCATCGCGGCGCTACAAAGACAATATCAAAGATATGGGTGCTTACAGTAGCAAAGTATTGGCTATGCGGCCCGTGACGTTTAACTATAAACAACATCCAGGAATTACATCAATGGGGCTGATAGCTGAAGAGGTTGCTGAGATTATGCCCGAGCTGGTTAATCTCAATGATGAGGGACTGCCAGAGTCCGTTAAATATCACGACTTTCCGGCGCTATTGTTGAATGAGATTATTAAGTTACGGGTCGAGTTAGACGAGCTTAAGAGACATCTAAACTAATTCGTGACGTGTTAGCGCGAGTTATTGTCGGGGGGCATAGTGCCCCCTTTTCATAGGAGATGCTTTTCTCGTTCAGATCTTTTCTGGAGCTCAAGATGATCGCTATAGTAAGCGATAGCTTCTGCGAGGTTGTGGATATCTACACAGTCTGTACGCGCAAGTAGTTCACCAACGGTCATCCATGACGAAGATTCTGGTTCGCTTGATACTTGTATGTAGAGTTCTTCCCGACAATCTTCGTATATCACCTTCGCCAATGCACCATACGGGGCGAAATCATAGCGGGTAGGGGTGTTGTACCTTACGGGTATCTCAAGCGGATCTCCGTTCATTTTTGATCCTTATTTATTAATGCCATTGCGAGCGTTCTTAATCTCTCTGATTCGTCTCAGGGAGTTATGATACTTTGATTTGGGCATATCAGCTAAAGATTGTATTTTGAGACCATCAAGCACTTGCTCGGCGATATCGGGATATTCCGCGAGTTCATACTCTACTTCCTCCATCTGTTCGCGGGTTATGGTCTCTGATGATTCTTCTTTGGGATTGTATTTAGTATTGAGGGCTACCCCTTTTGCCATGACATCTCGGCTTTCTACCATAGCTCGTTCGCCATCATCATCTTCATTAGCGGCAACAACGCCCACGAGAGAAGCATAGCAATAGCGCTTCATATAGGTTATGTAGCTCGCCAGTGATTGTATGTCATTTTTTGCAGGAATAATGCGTACGCGAGTTTCAATCCATTGGCCTGAAATATAGCCC